CGCCGAGCCTTGCCGGCCATACCGCGTCTCACACTGCCTCGCCTAAACCACCCATACGTAACCATGCCAGCCAAGCCTTGCCCCGACGACCTAGCCAGGCCGCGCCACCCAAGCCGTGCCAGCCATGTCCCGCCCGACCAAACCCGAACCAACCGGACCAGGCCCAACCAGGCCAGCCCTGCCTTACACCACCTAACCTTGCCCAGCCGTATCTTGCCCCGCCAGCCACACCGCGCCGAGCCGAGCCTTAACGTGCCACGGCATGTCACGCCGAACCGCGCCAGCCGCGACGCACCGCGCCTTGCCTTGCCAAGACCCGCCTCGTCGTGCCACGCCCAACCAAGCCAGCCATACCCCGTCTAATCCCGCCCCGACCCAACGCGCCGGGCCGTGTCTCGCCTAACCTTGCCAGCCCCGCCGCGCCGCGCCGCACCTAGCCCTGCCCCATCATGCCGGACCCAACCTTGCCAGCCATGCCATGCCTCATACCGTCTTGCCCTGATCGCCGATGACAAGCGAGCAGACCGGGGCGAACTCCTCCCACTGCCAGCGCGCGTAGGTCTCGACAAAGCGGCGCAAGCTTTGCCAGGCGTCCTCCTTCAGCCGGGCCTGCATCTGCTCATCGCCCGCCACCTCCGCCGCGAAGTGATAGCTGCGTTTGTTCCCGCCCTTATCGTCCTCGCCCGTCACCACCACCGAATAGAGCGCCTTCTCCACCACCTTCTGCCCGTCCTGCATCGTGACGACCTCCAGGTGATTGAGTATCTGTCTCGCCTCGTGCAGCCGGTACTTCGCCGCCGCCTCCTCGGTGTTCCACGTGAAAAGCGCGTGCAGTACACTCTCGGGGTCGCCGGCACGCAGGAGCAAATTCGAGGGCGTGATAGTCAGCCCCTCCGAGAGCATCGATTCCACCTCGCAGCCCACCTGCTGCGCCGTCTTCACGCCGTACTTTGCCCCGAGCGCCGGACTGTAGCGCACCGCCCGCGTCAACGCCGCTTCCAGAACCTTTCGTCTCATGCTTTCTCCTCCTCCCGAACCGTTGGTACTGTCTTCGTCACCCGCCGGCAGCCCGCCAGGAACGTGCGCCAGCCTGTCTCGTCCATCTCCTCCTCCAGATAGAGCCGACCCAGCGCTTTGAGCGCGACAACCCGCGCCTCCGCGCCGTCCGGCAGCGCGCCCTCGGCATCCGCGCCCTGGTCAATCAGGTCCACCCACCGCTCCATCTGCCCCGCGCTCGCCCGGAACCAGCGCCCGTCCTTGCGGCAGACCTCCGAGATCGTGCGAAACTGCAGGCGCTGCCGCCACGCCGGCCTGTCCGGCGGTCCCTCGCTGCTGCCCGGCGCCGTCTTAGCCCGGTGCATCCAGAGCTTCCACGCGTCGGGGTCCACCGGCTCCGGAGAGACGCCCGTCGCCGTGGAGAGGCCCGTCCAGAGCGAGACGAGCGCGAGGAACTGCCGGGGCGAGACGACGCCGTAGGCTTGCAGTACACAGTCCGCCGCCTGCTGCTCCTCCCGTTCCATCGTCCCGACGCGCTCAGTGTCCACGGGCCTGCCGCAAAGCGAGCGCGCGCTCCGTCGCTTCCGCCGCCGCCGCCAGGCGCTTCTGCCTTGCATTATCCTCCAGCGACGCTCTGCCACCCTGCGTCTCCGAGAGCAGCGTCATCTCCCGCTGCTGCTCCCGCTTGCGCTGCTGCTTGAGCTGCGGAGGCAAAAAGCCTCCCTTGTGTACAAAGGCGATGGCCCAGGCCACCGGGTTCTCGATTTTCGTGGTCGAGTACGGCATCGATTCCAGCGCGTCCCGCCAGCACTGCTCCCCCTGCCGGGTAACGCGTCGTATCGCCTCGCCCCGTTCCATGCCTATCGCCACCAGCTGCTCCACGACCGTCAGGGGAACCGAGGCGCGCAGTTCCGTCGTCTCCCCATCGGATCGGATCGGATCGGATTCCGAATTCTTATATATATCCGAATCGGATCGGATCGGATCGGGATCGGATTCGGAATCCGAACCGCGTGCGCCCGCGCGAGGAAGCGTGACAGAGGGCGTGACGGAGGGCGTGACGGAGGGCGTGACATCGTGACCATTTTTGCCGTTGCGATGCCGCTGCTGACGCTGGCGGGCCGCCTCCTTCGCGTCTGGGGAAGGGGTCGCGTGCGCGCGTGTAAAGCGCAGGGCGATTGCGTCCGGCAGAATAAGGCCCATCTCCCGAAGCACGGCCAGGTCCTTCTTGAACTGCCGCTCGCCCCGGTCCAGCTGCACCGCCCAGATGCCCTCCGTCCAGTGCGCCACGTCGTCCGGCTGCCAGAGCGTGCGTAACCGCTCTATGTCGGCGAGCAGCTTCCAGAGCCGCAATCGCCGTCGCATAAGGTACTGACAGACGGGGTCCGTCCAGAGCGCATCCGGCAGGCACGTGGTATGCATGTTGCTCATTCCTTTTTCGAAAGAGGCGTCTTACAACAGCGACAGAGGATGGGTTGAAGGCCGGGGACGCGTTGGCAGACGCATCCCCGGCGTGCTTTGCAGCGCAGGGAGTGTCCGCTCCCTGCCCCCTGCGGCCCGTAAGCCGCACGGGGCAAAGTCTTTAACTCCCCTGCTTTCCTTATCGGGCCGCGCTCTGCGGACGATTGCCGGCGCCATCCTGGGACGAGGCGTCTACGGACATCACCACCGCGCACCAGCCCCAGAGGAACAGCACGACGGCGCAGACCACGCACACGAGGACGTAGACGACGCCGTTAGCCTGGCGCGCGGGGTCTTCAAATCGCTCGGTGCCTCCACTCTCGTCGAGGTCGCCGTAATCGTAGAGCTTCGGCTCCACGACGTGGACTATAGGTCGCTCAGACATCAGCGTAACCGCTCCATTCTCTCCACCATCTGCGCCTGACGCGCGTTCTCCCGATGCAGCACGCCGAAGAAAGCCACCAGCAGCGCCACGCCGAGCGCCAGCAGCGCGATCTGGCGGGAAGAGAGGCCCGAGGGCTGCCGCAGCGGCGCATCGAGCGCGTTGCTCCTTCCGTACTTCGTCAGCGACTGGTCCCGACGCCGGCAGATAGGGCAGACATCGCGCGGGTCGAGCGTTCGCGTGAATCCGCACTTCAGGCAGGGCACAACGGTTTTATCTCGCGTTTTCAGGTACATCGTCTTATCCCGTCAGCACGAGGTCATTCCAGTCCGCAAGCAGCGCGTCCACCCGCACCTGCCGGCCCCACGGCAGCTCCCGCACCCGGTAGCCCTTCTCCCGCAGGAGGCGCGCGATAAGCCCGCGATGGCACTGCACCTGCGAGCGGCAGCAGCAGAGGATGATAACGGGCCGGGCCGGCAGCTGCTCGAACTGCGTGAGGCCATACGCCCAGTTCGCGACCCGCATCTCCCCGCCGCAGAGCCGGTTGCGGTTCCCCCAACTCTTGAAATTCAGGTAGCGCCCCGGCGTCTCCGGACAGTAGAGATGCCCGAACGTCTTGACCAGGGAGGGCAGGGACCACTGCGGGTACTTGCGCGACCAGGGCATCACCCGGATGTCCAGAACGATCGCGTCCATCGCCCCCACCACCGCCGCGAAGCGGGAGAGCGACCTGCCGGCATATCCGAAGGTAAAGATATTGGAAGGCAAGGGCGAACCTCTTAACAATAAAGAGGGGCGAATGCCGAAACCCACTCAGGCATCCGCCCCTCCGTCCGGGGCACATACAGACTAAACTGCGGACGTATCTGCCCCACCCGAAGCGGGAGACGGAGTAAGGTTCTCCTGCTCCGAGTTTGCCGGAGCCAGGGCCAACGAGCAGCGCCTGCCGTGCGGCTTGCCCTTCGGCGCATGGCATTCCGGACACTGGTCGCCCTCGTTCACCGGAGCCGGGGCGCTGCGCGAACGAGAGGCGGGCACCGTCCCGGTCGGGCGGCGTCCGGGGTCCATCGGCGAGCGTTCCAACTCCTCCTGCGCGTAAATCCCGTACATCTCCGCCGGGAACGCCTTCCGCAGAGCGAGCGCCTCCGCGCACTTGCCGAGCTGCCCGTGCGGCATCCGTCGCCACATCGCCCCCGAGGCGTCGTCCCCCGGATAGTATTCGGCCCAGCGCGCCGTCGCGGTGAAGGCGCAGCGGTTGCCCTGCACCAGCCGGTAAACCGTCACCGTCGCGGCCGCCGGGTACTCCTCCGCCTCGCCCTCCCAGCCGACAAAGAGCGCGTCCGCGCAGCCCGCGTAGGAGCCCGTGCGCGCCGCCATCGAGCGCAGGCCGTCGATGCCGACCTGTATCGTGCCCTTGCCGCCGCGCTTTATCCAGTAGATTTGACGCAGGAGCGGGTCCAGCCCGGAGCGCCGGGCCGTGTACAGAAAAATCTGCAGCTCCTCGTCACTCGCCCCGACAGCCACCGTCGCCTTGATCAGATCAATCTGCTCACGCCGCCACTGAGGCGGCAGCAGGCCAGCCGACTTCTGATCGTTGGTCAGCAGGCCGGGCGCGGTCTGCGCGTTCGTTACCGAAAGTTCAGCGGACATGACTCCCCTCCCATCACGGCAACCCCCGGAGATATTCAATGGCCTCCGGATGACGTTCTGCATAACGTTTGAACGCCGCAAGCAACACCCGGCAGAACTCATCGGACTGAGATGCTGTCAGTTGTCGGCGCCCTGGGTGCGGCCGTTGCGTGCGAACGCGGCTCGTATCCTCGTGGCTCTGCGGCTCCGTCGGATTAGTATTAGACTGTAAGTGTGGCATTACCGACCTCCGTCGTATCGGGCCGAGAGGACACATGAAACACATCCTCCGTAGCCATGTGAAACTTGGTCATCATGTAGATGGCTGCACGCTTTGACTTGTTAGGATTTCGCAGCGCGCGGCGAACCGTCTCCGGGTGGCAGTGCATTTCAAGAGCGATGTCCTCGGGTCGGAGGCGATGGAGCTTGAGCGCGGCTGCCAGAGGTGCGCCGTCTGCCAGAATGGTACAGAGCCTGGCATCTTCCCTGCGACGCGCTGTTCGGGTGAGTTCCTTGTCCATAATGCGCGCATTTTACACCCTCTCTGTGGCAGAGTCAATACCCTGAAATGTGCGATTTCCTCACGAAATGTTGAAATTTTCGTGTGTTTTAGCTTAGTTATATTGGGTGAAAGCAACATCCTTTGTGTGATTCACACGTAATATGTGTAAAATGTGCATAAAGTGTTGAATTGAATCGCCCTGTATGATATAATCGAGATGCAAAAAAAAAGGGGGGCCACGAAAAAAAAGATCGGGCACCCCGAAAGGAGAGCCTCCGTTGAGCGACACGACCCTTCCCTCAGAGAGCGCCGGCATCCCACGATCGCCGGAATCTCCTATCCCACGAACGCCGGAACCTCCCCCGACACCAGGCCAGGCGCTGCGTCATCTCCTGCGTGAGCGCGGCATGAACAACGCTCAGTTCGCAAAGGCGTGCAAGCTGTCCACAGGGCATATCAACAGGCTGGTGAACGACGACGGATACACGAGCCCCGGTTCGCTGGCAAAGATGATTGCCATATTGAACCCCATGACCGACGAGCAGAAACGCACCCTGTCTCAGTTTATACGCGACCTTGACCTGCTGGACACCGAGACGAGCGGCTCCGGTTCCCCGGAGCCGCAGGCATCCAAACGCAGGCGCAATCCCAAGACGCCCAGGCGGGGAGTAGACACGCACAATTTCAGCGTGTTCGGCAACGTCCACAACCACGTGGTCATCAATCTGTGCTGTAAGTCCAGGCCCTGCGATACTGAGGAAACTTAAAAAGTGAAAATCATACCGGCCATACTCCTGCGAAAATCGCGTCCCGTGGACGGCCGCACGGAGGCGGAGCAGTTCGAAAAAGACCGTCACATTCTGCTCGACGAGATGCTCCCGAAAGTCGTAGGAGAGGGGGCCGTCGAGGGGGTCGACCACTTCTTCTTTCAGGAGATCATCTCCGGACATCGGGCGCACGAAAACGGCAAGATACTCGCCAAAACCTACAATCTGCTGCGGGCCGGTCGCGCAAACGCCATCATGGTCACCGATGTCACGCGCATTACCCGCGATGCAGAGGTCGCCGTCGCCCTCTTGAAGCTGGGCAATGAGATGAAGATCAGCGTCATCACACGCGACCGCCTCACGCATCCCTTCCGGCTCTGGAACCACGCCAGCCGCAAAGAGTTCGTCATGCACATGAGTTATGCGCTCATGGAGGGCGAGACATCCCAGGAGCGTTACGACCGTTCCTTCGATTCGGCCTATCCCATGAGCGACGAGAGCGACGAGGAGGGGAGGAAACTTGCCAATGAGGAGCGCACGAACCGGTTCCAGGGGCTCGGCCGCCATGTCACCACGGTCTGCGGCCTGGGCTACAAGCCCCACCCGGAGACCGGAAACCCGGAGCCCTTCACCACGGAATGGCGGCGTAAGAACGGCAAAGTAGTGCCCGCCATACCGTGCCCGGACTACATCCCTCCCGGCGCGAAACGCGCGCCGGCGTACAACTGGTACGAGATACTCGGGATGGCGCTGCAGTACGGCAAACGCCTCGGTCGCGACGAGATAAGCCGGCTTCTGAAACGGGAGACGGGCGTCAGTCTGTCGGCCGACGTGATAAACTACACGCTCCGCAACCCGTTCAACGCAGGCCGCCCAACCTCGCGCATCGAGATGATCAACCACAAGGAGCGCAAGCGCGAGCAGCCGGTGTTCACCATCGGCAGCTACCCGACCCACATCACCTACGAGGAGTTTCAGGACCTGCAGGCGGCCCTCGACGCCAGGATGAACTCCCGAGAGAAGACCGGCAGCGTCTGCTGGGCTTCCGGACTGGCCTACTGCGCCTGCGGAGAGCCGTTTGTGGGCCTGAACGCGCACTACTACTGCTGCCGGGGGAAGGCCAGCTACCACAACCGGAACAAGTCAGACATAAATGCGTCGCTGCTGAAAACGTGGCAGTCCACACCCACCTGCGGCAACCTGCACAAAGTCAAGCTGCACACGGCTTTAGAGGGTCATCTGCGCGCCGCGTTTTCCGCTCCGGACCTACTGGAGCGGGTAGAGCGCTACGAAACCGCCCAGCTGGAATCGAGTTCCACACGCGAAATGCAGCGACTGGAGGAGGCGCGTCTGGAGATGCAGCTGACCGAGATCGAGGGGCGTCGCGAACGCGAACTCAACCTCTATTCAACCGGGTTTATCACCTTTGAGGAGTTGGGCAAGCGTCTGAAGGGGGTGGACCGACATCGCGACGGGCTCTGCGCGAGACTGTCGAGCCTGCGCGAAAGTCTCGACATTCCGGTCCTGACCCCGGATACCGTCACGCTGATTCGCAAACTGGTCAGCACGGATGCGCTGCGGCAGTTCGACCATTTCTGGCAGGTCTGCACCCCGGAGGACAAGCGCTGCATCGTGCGCGCCATAGTCGATCGTATCGAGGTGGGCGGCACGGGCAAGCGCCGTGTGGTGGGCCTGCCGGTCTACACGGCGCTGGTCGGGCCGGACACGCCCTGCGGCCCGGAGTACAGCAGCCTGCATCTGCCGGGTTACGAGCGCAAACCCTATGGGAAGCCGGGCAAGTGCAAGAACGGGGCGCGCGATGTGAGGGGAATATGAGTAGCGACGAGAAGGGAACAGAACGCGCGACGAGAGGGAATTATGAGTTGCAAGAGGAGGCCGCTCTTGCCAGTGGCCTCCCTTTCCAAATCTTTATTGCTCCCCCTCCGTACTGGCCGTTCCCACGCACACAGCGCGGCCCGTCGGGAGTTAAGTTCCCGGCGGGCCGCGCTTATGTCAGGGACCATCATCCGCTTCTGTCTACGTCCTGAACGCCGCGTTCGTTGCTCCCCCTACGCTTTCTGCACCGTTATGTGGCCCAGCGCGGGAGGCACCCGCTTGACGCTGCCGTCGGCCTCCTGACCTGTCCAGTACTCCTCCGCGCCGTTCCTGTCCATCGTCTTGATGCCCAGAGACCCGTCCTTTGCGTGCAGTTCGAGCGTGCCGCCGGCCAGCGTGTCCGGGGTCGCGGAGTTGTCGATAGTTCCCGTCACCACCCCCACGCCCGAGGGGTCAAACACAGAGGAGGTAATGACAGAAGACAGGAACATCCCCTTGCCGTCCCAGACCAGCAGGACCACCCCCGAGGCTTTCCCCGACATTACCACGTCCGTGCTTGAGTAGATAAGCGGGGGGGATTCCACCGCCGTGACCTTGCCCGTGCCGTTCACAATCACATCTGAAGTTGCCATTTCTCTTTGTCCTTTCGTCTGTCTTGCCTGTCTCTTATGTCTTCAAACGGCTTTCCCCACTCCCGTTTGCGCTTTGCTTCTGGCCCAGCTTGTCCACCAGCAGGAGGTTCCCCAACCTCTCGATCAAGGGCTTCGCCGGCCCCAGGTCGTACCCTCCGCACATCTGCAGCTTGACCGCTGTCCGCAGTATCTCCAGGCACTCGATGCCAAGCAGTATCCAGACCGCCGCCTCCAGCTCCATCCAGTGCCCCATCGCCAGGGCCACCGCCGCCGCCACGCTGTAGAGCAGCACGATCTGCACAAACCCGGTCAGGAAGCGCTGCACGCCGCTCCGCTGCTGTGTCTCCTTGCAGACCATCGCCCGGTAGGCGCCTGCCACGCTCGATATGACCAGGAACAGGAGCATCAGGTCGATAAGCCCCGGCAGGGAAGCGGGCGGCGGGCTGCCGATGCTGCCGGCGAGCCACGAGAGTACCGGGCGCGGACGCTCACCCATCCTCTTCCCCTTCCCGCGCGTGCGCCTCCACGCGCTCCTCTTCATCAGGCCAGGGCATCACGATCGGCAGGAAGGGCGGGACAGGCTGCGGGGAGTCGCCCGTCTCGTCCCGAATAGTCTCGGCCGGCAAATCCTGGGCTGCGTCCGACATCCTGACCTCTCCCCGGACGTTATGGACACGGGCGTTATGGGCAAACGCCCTGAACGTCCTCTACGCGACCGCGATCTGGCCCGTCTTGACCGTTCCCGTCGCGTCCTTGACCCGCACGTTGACGAAGGCGTTCGCCGTGTTGTAGTAGAAGCAGAACTCGCCGTTAGCCAGGTCGGCCCCCACGGGAGAGTTGTTGTGCTGCACCAGGATGCCCTGGTACTGGATGCGCGTGTTGGTCGCCCCGGCCGCCCCTTTCGTCTGCAGCAGGTCGTGGGTCGCGCCCGCCGTGTCGGCCTGCAGCACGAGGAGCGGCCCCGTCTGCGAGGCGATGCCGTCCAGTTCGAGCGTGGTCGAGGCGACGTTTATCGGGATACTCTTCACCTGCATCGTCGCGGTCGGAATGACGTTTGCGCCCAGGTTGAAGCCGAACCTGCCATCCCCCGTGAACCTTACCTTCTCGGCCGTGATGCTCGGCAAGTTCCAGGTGGTCATGAACACCAGGTCTACCGGAATGCGGCCCGTCCCCGCCGTGTCCGGCGTCCCCCGAATGACCGCGCGAATGACCGCGGAGTTAAAGAAGGCGCTGCCGTCGTGGAAACTCAGGTTCAGGCTGGACAGGTCCCCGCTTACCACCACCAGCGGCGACGCTGCCGTCCCTCTGGCGCGGCGCAGGAACCACGCCGGGTTCCCCGTGGAGTAGGTGTCGAACATCGGGGAGGCGTCGCCTGACGCCCCCGAATAGACCGTGTGAAACATCTTCAAGGGGTTGCTTGTCCCCAGGCCCACGCGCCCCAGGCTCGTCAGGCGCATCCTCTCGATGGGAACGTCCGTGCCGTCGCTCGTGCCGTACACGATGTCGGAGGCGACCCCGAAACCCGTCGGCGCGGCCGTCGTGATCGACTCGATGGAGGTGCCCTGCCGCCACGCGGTCCCGTCGTATCCCCCGCCGAACAAACTCCACAGTTTATCCCCCGAGACCAGCACCCCCGGCGCGGCGAGCGTGCCCCTGGCGGAGCGCATCGTCATCACGGGCCGGTTCCCCGCTCCGTAGGCGCTCGCGATCAAACTCGCGTTGGCCGTGTCCACTATCTCCAGCTTCGCGCCCGGCGCGCTCGTGCCCAGCCCCAGCAGACCCGCCGAGGTCAGGCGCATCGCCTCGGAGAGTGTCGCCACGTCCGGCGCCGTGTACCAGATATGCGAGGCCGCGTAGGCCTGGATGGACCCCCGGTCCGTGGCCGAGGCGTTCCCGAGCAGCGTCAGCGCCTCGCCCGGTCCCGTCCCGCCCGACACCTGCTGCCCGCCCTGCCGCCCCGCCTGCAAGACGTCCCCGTAGGTTCCGATCGGGACCGGAGGCTGCGTCGCCGCTGGAGGCACGGCCGCAGCCGCGCCCTTCAGCGTCGCGACCTGCGTCGAGAGCGCGCCCACCTGCGTCTCCAGCGCCTTGATGCGCGTCAGCAGGAACTGCAGCTGCACGTCGAGCGCGTCGTTGCCGCTGCTCTGTATCGCCCAGTCGCTCATCTTCTCTTCTCAATCCACGGGCATGACGAAAAGCACTTCGCGCTCCTCGATAGCTTCTCTGATCTGGTCAACGACCGCCTGCGCGCGTTCGACAGAATCGTATTTACCAAGAACTACTCCCGTAGAAAGCAGGGTGCCGGGGATAGGAGAATGAATCGCGACTACCGTCGTCTTACATGTCCCATCGAGCCCAATGCTGTAAAAACGTTGTAGATTGTGAAGATGGTTGTCCGCACTTGTAATCCACATCCTGTTCCCTTCCTAACGTATCGGCGGGCCGAAGGCGTGCCAGCCCAGGAGCGCCAGCAGTATCCACAGCACCAGGCTTCCGCCGAAACCGGCGAAGTCAAACTTGCCCTCCGCGCCCCGGTTCGACCAGGCTCCGAACAGGAGCGCGATGATCATAATGATCCAGAAGAGTAATCCGATGCTCATTCTTCCGCCTCCATCTCAGAAAGAGGCGTGCCCATACCGTACGGGAAGACTTGCTCAATGAGTGCCTGTGTCTTAGCGGAGAGTTTCGTCTCCTGACGCAGGAAGCTAAAGCATCCCACGAAGTGGCTGTCGTCCAGGACCAGGACGGCGTCCACTTCAAAGGGCACGCTGTAGATGTCCTCAAAGCTGCCCCGATGCATAGTCACCACGATCATCATTTACACGCCCTCCCCCGCCGTCGGCAGGCGCTGCCACATCGCCCTTCTCAGTGCCGTCAGGTTCGAACCGCTAAACTGTAGGCTGAACTTGTAGGCTGTGATCATGGGCGTAAACTGCGCCTGCGACTCCCCCGCGCCCACGAAGGAGAGGCTTGCGGAGGTAGACGCATCCTTGAACGCCGTCACCGTTACATCGCCTGTGCGGTCCAATAAGACGCCTTTAATGCGCGCCTTGCTCTCCCCCACCACGTATCCCGTCCGGTAGGTCCAGTTCGGTATGGCCGCCCCCGCATCCGAGGTCGCCCGGTTCGGGTCCCCCGCGCCCGTCCCCGGCTGCCAGCGGTAGAGGTTGCCGTTTGTGGAAAGGAACCAGAGCTGCTGGATCGTCCCATACGGGTCGCGCCAGAAGGCGCACATGCCCATCGCGTGGGACAGGTTGTGCCGGCTCCACCTCTCTGTCACAAAGTCGTAGCGCAGCATCCGCACGCCCCGCACCAGGTAGAGCCGCCGGTCCTGATACCCCAGCACCACGCTCGGGTCCGGCAGGAACCAGTTGCGGTAGAGGAAGCGAATAGCCCCCGTCATCTCCTCCGGGGCCACCCGGTTGCGGGCGTAGTAACACGCGTCTGTCGCCGCCCAGTAAACCTGGCGCTCCGCCCAGATCGCCGCCTGCCTCCCGCTTACACCGCGCACCCATATCTTGGTCGGAACGGAATACGGCGGGGTCAGGTTGGGGGAGAGGTCGGCCAGCAGGTACATCGCCTCGTTCGTCCCGATAAACAGGCTGAGGTCGCCCTCCCCGAGCCAGAGTATCTGCTCCGCGCTCGTGCTGGCGATGTCGAAGGCGTTGCCGTCCGAAGTCTGCAGCGGGACCGCCGGGTACTGCGGGAACGGGTCCACTACTTGCCCGAAGGGAAGGTAACTACTGATATTGAGGCGCGGCGGGTTCGCCGGGTCCCCGCCCGAGATCAGCCGCCCCCCCACCGCCGCGAGCGCCGTCGCCGCCGAGGGAGAGCCGCCCGCCACGTAACTCTGATGCGAGAGCGTCGCGTCCCCCGTGTCGTCCGTAATTGAGTAGCCCGCGCCAATGGCGGCCAGGGGCGTCGCCGGCGCCTCCTTGACGAGCCGCGTCCCCGTCGCCGTCACCCGGTAGAGCCGTGCCTTATCGTAGCTCCCCGCCGGCATCACCGCCGCGTTCGAAAAGGTCCGCACGCTCGAAAACTCCGCCGCCAGCGGACTTGCTTTCCCGGCCCCCTTGTTAAACAGAGCGGACTGGTCGAGCGTGTCGGGGTTCGTACTCTGCGAGCCCGCGCCCACGAAGGAGTTCCCGCTGCTCCTGGCCGCCCCAAACGTCGGGAACGCGATCCCGTCACTGCTATAGACCACCGGGATCACGGCCGAGAGGTCGCTCTCCTGCCCGGTCGTGGAGTTGCGGTACGTAACGTAGTAGTCCACCTCCCCCGGACCCGGCGCGGAAGGCGCGAACATATAGCCGGACAGGAAAAACGCGTTCGCATTGGTGACCTGCGTGAACCGCAGACGCCGGATATGACCCCGCGTCAGCGTCGTCAGGCCCACCAGCGACGCGTAGACCGCGTAGGGCGCGTCGTTTCCGGGCGTGTCGAACATATCGGTAATCGACTCGAACGCGCCCGCCGCCGACGCCACCTCGATGCGAAACGTCCCGCCGCCCCCGCCCTGCGTCGAGGGAGAGCAGGCTATGAACAGCCACTTGATGCCCGAGGCGTCCACGTCGCTGCCCAGGTCGAAGGTGATCGTGCCCCCGATCGGGCTCGTCACCTGCAGCCAGGAGCCTATCGCCGACGCCGCTATTGTCGCCCCGCCGCCAGGGGTCGCCGTTCCCGTCGTGAGGAGGATGAAGGCGAGGCTGCTTGTCACCACGGAGGGCGCACCCGGTTTCGCCAGTGATGCGAACGCTTCCGCCGTGAAGTCCGGCTTGATGCGCTGCCAGTTCTCTGAGGCCACACTGCTGGACGCGTACATGTACTTGCCGAACTGCACCAGCCTTATCAGGGACGCGTCGGAAAACGGGGGATTGGGGGAGCAGACGATCTCGGTCGCCACGCCGTCGCTCGCCGTCTCGCTGGAGGGGTCCGTCACTGCCCACAGATGCCCGCCCCGTGCCACGATCGTCCTCGCCGCCACCGCCGTGGGTCGGAACCTGGCGACCGCCTGCACCGTGCCGCTGCCGATGGCCGCCGCCGTCGCCGCGCGGTAGCCGTTGCGGCCCTGCACGCCGTCGCGGTCCGTGTAACAGTCGTCCTGCAGGAGGGCCGCCTCGAAGGGCACCCGCTCGTCGTACTCGCGGGACTGTAGGCTCCCGAACGGCACCTCCTGCATGTCGGGCACGTTAAATCCTCACGTAGTGGCAGGAGGCCACCGGCCGGCCAGGGCTGCGCGCCGCCACCTTGTAGCCGTTGCTGCTACCGTCGTTATTACTGTTCCCCTCCACGGTGGCGAAGTAGCCGTTCACCGGGTCCCGGCTCACAAACCCTGTGTGATAGTGCCCCGTGTCGCCCCCGATCACGAGGAAGATGTCCCCCGCCTTCGGGCTGGTCACGAGGTATCCGTTCTGCTTCGCCCAGCTGTAGAGGTCGGAGCAGGAACCCGTCTGCTTCATCGGGTTCGGCACGCCACGCCCCTTCGCCTCGCGAGAGAAACAGTAGAAGACGAAGACGACGCACCAGAAGCAGGGAGAGGGAGGAGTGAAGACGCTGGCAATGTACTCGGAGACGCGCGGACCCCAGTTGCTGCCGCACGGCACCTCCTCGACATCGACCTCGCCCTTCGCCCAGGAGAGCGCATTGACCCCCAGGCCGGCCGGCGGTGGCGGCGTGTTGAACAGCGCGTCCCACGTCTGATTACCCACCTCTCCTGTCTGGCCGATGCTGTTCTGGCGCTGGAAGTCGAGGACGCACTGCTCCGTCGTCGGACCATACACCTCCGTCCGCTGCACGCTGAGAACGTCCTGCACGTCGCCCACGTCGGCCGGGACATTGGTCGGGTTGTCCCGGTAAAGCACATACCCCGGATACGGTTTGCTCATTGCCAGGCCCCTCCGGCGAACTCGCGCCCCAGGCCGCCATTGTAGAAGTTGGCGATCTGGGCGTTCGTCAGGCTGGCCCCCTTCCAGATACCGAAGGCGTCGATGCGCCCGTCCATGTAGAGGCCGCTTACGACATTGCGCGCCCCGATCTGGAACGGGCCACCGAAGTTGGCGGGCAGGCTCGCCGCCGTCACCGGTGTCCACGCCGCGCCATTGAGTGAGGCGTATAGCTGCGCACTGTCCCACTTGAAGCCCAGACAGTACCACGTAGATACGCTGGGGTTGGGCAGGATGTTGACCAGGAAGTTGTTGCCGCCGGTGTCGTTGAAATTACACTCGATGCGGTTATTGGTGCTGCTGAAGTAGCACCCGACGTCCTGCGACAGGGTGGTATTACCAGTCCCTTTGTAGAAGAAGTAGCGAAACGTCGTTTTATCGTTCAGGTAGGCCCAGAACGCGACGGTGGCCGTCGTGTTGAGGCGTACTGGCGCGCTGTCGGGCGTCGTCAGATACTGACTGGACGCCGCCACAAAACTGCGGGAGGTCCCTGTGCCGCTCCCCGCTCCCGCCGCGCTCCCCGAGGAACCGGTAGTCGTAAGGACAAGCCCACCCACCGTATCCGTCTCGTTTGCGCCCGCCGACCCGTTCATACTCCAGAAGGAGGTTGGCGCGGGCAGGTCTATCGAAGGAGCGCTGGCGCCGGAACCGGCTCCGCGCACCACACTCTTCACCGTCGTATCCACGCTCACGACGCTTGGCATCAGTAGAAGCCCACCAGGCCGCCACAGGTGGTGGCTGTGGCGCGTATCAGCCGCGCTCGCACCGGATGCCACCCGACCGCAAGCCCCGCGAGCGTTACCACCGTCGGCACGGCGTTCATGTCCCCGACCGGCACGAACGACAGGTCGCCCGTCGTCCCCACATAGATATGGCTCGTCAGGTGCAGAAGCGGCGTCGCGTCCGAAGGCGTTATCGCGAACGCATTGTCCTTTGGCGTCCCGTGATGACAGACCACCGGGTCTTCCAGCGCCATATTAAAGTACCTCCCCGAAGATGAGCGCCTGCGTCGTAAAGTCTATCGCGCCCGACACCTCCGCCGCGCCGGCGTTGTAGACATGCAGTTTCTGGCCCGGAATGTCGGGCACGAAGCGGTAGAGCGGCGTGTCCTGCACGTCGATGAAGCGGGGCACCCCGACCCCATGCACCGCCGGCCCGAAGTCGAACCCGCCCGCCGGGTAGGTTCCGGTGAAGGAGACCCCCAGAACAAGCGCCGGATGCGGGGCGAGCGGGCTGCCCGCGCGGCGCGAGAGCGTGGGCGGCACGAGCGCGGCCTTCGGCTCCCCGACCACTAGCGAGCGCGTCGGCAGGCCCGGCAGCCTCCAGGCGTAGTGGCCCGGCCGCGGGAACTTCACGCGCCAGAACCCGACCGCCGCCTCCACGGGCGACAGGTACACGGGCTCGCCGTCCGCGTTCCAGCCCATCTCCACCCGCAGCCTCTCCCCCGTGTCCAGCAGATGCCGCTCCTGGCCCCGGTACGCCGGGTCTATCTCCAGGTCCGGCAGAAGCTCCAGCAGAAACACCTCCACCGCGCCGTTCTTGCTTCCGACCGGCAGCCCATAGGCCATATCGAGCGTGTACCAGACCTCCGCCTCCAGCGGGTCGTCCAGACCGCCGTCCTGGCGGATCACTGCGTCGAAGAAGATCACCTCGGGGTCCATCCAACCCTCCCTAGAAAATGACCCTACAGATGTCCACGCCCGCCATCGCCACGCCCGGCGTCAGCTCCACCCCGCCCGCCCCGTAGACCCGCAGAATATTGCTCACGACCGTCGCCAGGAGACCTCCGCGCGGCCGCACGATGTCGTAGTGCTTGCCGTCCGGTTGCGGAGCGTAGGTGGTCACGTTCTGGCCCGGCACGTACCCGGCGGGGAAGGGTACCACGAACATCAGGAAGCTGACCCCATGCCGGCGCTTCAGCGGGTAGATATAGGCCCCGGAGCCCGACGGACCCGGCAGCGTGTAGTCCACGAGCAGGTCGCAAACCGTGTCCGTCAGGTGGAGAATAAAGGTACTCCCCACGGCGTACACATAGACCGTGATGCGCGCCCCCGCCAGGTAGTCCGCCTGCAGCGGGGCGAGCATCGTCTGTTGAAACCCCCCGATCCAGATGGTGGGCGGAAGGTTGGCGTCCGTGTCGAAGGGCAGCCCGAGCCCTTGAGGGAACACGCAGGTCATCACATTGGCGCTCAACTGACCGTGGTAGATGAAGTTCGGCCCCCCGACCCCATTGCCGCCCGACACATCGTAGGTTCCCGCCTGGTGGACGCGCGCCCCCGTGATGGTCGCCCCGGCCGGCAGGCGGGTCAGGTCGAAGGTGACGGGCGTGTTGGTGGAGCCCCCCGTGCTGACCTGGGCTGGCGGCAGCGTGTCTGCCGAGATCGTGGTCGTCGGCATGACGCGCTCCTAGCCTGCGCCGTGCCGCTTCGCCTGAACCGTGAGGCTTGCCGGCAGCTCCACCACATAGCCCTGCGGCTCGTCCGTCGAGGTCCCGTTCGCCTGCACCTCGCGCCTAAAAAAGACCACCTCGTTCCCCGTCATCGGGAACACGCTGTAGCGGTAGGCGACGTCGCCCCTGATGGGCACGCCCGCCGCCGCACAGCAGCAGACCGTCAGCTCCTCCAGCGAGAGGTCCAGCGCCACCAGTTCTTCCTCCGCAGGCGGCTCGGGCCCCCTCCGGGGCGTACGGTCCTCCGGACCTGCCCCTTCGTCGGGCTCGGGCTCCGGTTCCCACGGGTCGGTCTCTGCCGGCAGATGCTCGGGCGTCCCTCCGGGCGAAACGGACTGAGACGAGCGGGACGCCAGTCCCTCGCCTGTCGTCCGGACCTTCGTCTCGTTCTCGGTCGAAGCCGGGTGGGTATTGTGTGTCTTTCGGCTCATCTTTACGTTTCCTGTATCTCCACGCCCAGTATCAGCACATCGCCCGCCACCGTGTCGGCCGCCGACGAGAGCGAGAGGCGGCGCAGGCGCATCCGGCACAGCTCGTGCGCGCCGAGCGACGCCCCCGTGCCCCCGCCGAAGTTCGCCTTCGGCACCGCAATCGTCGCGTAGACCACCCGACCGCCCACCGTCGGTACCGCCGTCGTTACCGCCACCGGCGTGCCCCAGCTGTCCGCGTTGATGACCGAGCCGGCCACGTTGGAGGCGAGCCGTTCGAAGGAGGCCTCCAGCACCGCGCTCCCCGCCGCGATGGGCAGCTCCGCCGCGAAGAGGATGTTGGCGGTCAGGCCCGTCGCCGCCGAGTAGAGGTGGCTCACCATAAACTCGTAGGTCGCCTCGGTGTCCTGCCCGCGTGTCGCGCGCAGCAGCCGGCGCTTCCCGCCCGCCCCGGACGCACCGTAGCTGCGGACCTCCTTCACCATCGAGAGCGGATTGTCGCGCGCCCCTTCCCACAGGTCGGGCACACTGAGCGTGTTACCAGTAGCCATGATCACTTCTCCTTATCATCATCTAAAGCCCACGCTGCGCGCATCAATCCGGTCTGGCAACCTCCGCCGCGTCCGACGCTGCAGCTGCGCGTCGTCCTCTGCCAACCACGATTTGCAGTCCTTCACCTGCCCGTCGTACTGCTGTCGGTACAGGTTCATCCTCGACCAGTCCTGGGGCTCGCTCGCGTACTGCTCCAGGTGCAGCGTCGCCGCCCGCACCGCAATCGCCTCGTGGTAGGTTCCGGGTATCGCCGGAACGTCTGTATCCAGCACGAGTGGAGGCGCTTCCCGCACGCCCCGCACCGTCAGGGTCACCCCGCCCTGCGAGGGCTTGGCGACCAGGCGCAGCGTCGAGGGCTTCACCAGGTAGTAGCGCGCCGGCGTGTCGGCCGGCCTGACCAGCCAGAGCGGGTCCTTTGCGCGCTCCGTCTGCTCCGTGGTCTCGTACAGGCTCGAGGTCGTCCCGTAGGCCACGTCCGAGATGAACTTCCACCCCCGCGGGTCGCCTACAGTCGCCAGCGGGTACTCCGCCTGATTGACCACCGTCGGGAAGGTCGTCTCCTCGACGTTGTACTCGGTGTCCCAGGAGAAGTCCGCGATGGCGCCGTTCACCAGGTCGCCCCAGTCCGGGTTCGGCAGGGCCTGCAGGTAGCCGGGCCGCGACGCCAGGAACGCCGCGCGCTGCTGGAGTTCCAGAAAGTTCACCGACCCCTCACCTTCTCACAGGCGCACGCGGGCTTGATGACCCGGTTGATGTGCGCCCCCACCGAGCGCGCCTCCAGCACGTCCCGAAACATCGCCGGGGTCACGTTCTGATAGCGGTACAGCCCCCCGTTGTGGAAGCGGACCTCCAGCACGCTCTTCTCGGCATCGTGCGCCACGCTCGCCACGGTCGAGCTTTCCACGCCCACATGCTCCATGCCCGCTACGCTCCTGCCCCGGCCGGGGCCGGCTCGTCCAGACGGCCGTTGTTCACGAGGCAGTCGCGCACGTAGGACTGGTACTCGTCGAGGTAGTCCTTCATGCGGGCCGAACTCTCGCCCTGCATGGCGATCTTGCCCTGGTACACCGCCGCCATGAGCGCTATGGCCTCGTGCAGATTGGTCGGAATGGCCGTCCCGACCCCCGACACCTGGCCCGGCTGGTCCGTCGAGGCTACCATGTCGCTGCCCTGCACAACCCCCCAGACCACCATCGCCGAGGCCGCCGAGGGCGCCGGCACCAGCGCCACGCTGTTCACGCTCTCCTGCACAAACCGCTTCGGCGTGCCCGCCACCGTGCGCCACCCAGGGCTGAGGAAGCGCTCGAAGTCCTGTGAGGAGCGCAGGAGCGGCGTGCCCGCGAAGATAACATCCAGCACCCGCTTCATCGCCGGCGAGAGCGTGTAGGCGCTCTGGCTGATGACGCTGGTCGTGTTCATCGAACCCGACATCACCTCCGCCTCCCAGGAGAAGCGCCGCCACGCCTGATTGACCAGCGCCGCCCAGTCGGGGCTGGGGACCGTGTTCGTCCAGCCGTCGAAGGAGGCGAGTGTCGCTGCGCGCAGTTTGAGGTCGTCGAAAGTCATGTGCGTCTCAGAGCGTCGAGAGGTCCACCTTCGCGTGGCGCGAATGGACGAACCCCAGGTGATTGCACATCAGCTGCAGCGTGTGCGAGGCGATCCACGATTTGAGAAGTTTGCGCGGCTCGTTCACCGCGCGCACTTCCGGCCGCTTCTGGTTGTAGCCGAGCTGGAAGTAGTCGGTGTTGAGGCAGAAAATCTGGCCGACCGTCGAGGTATCCGGCATCCCGGCGTCGTGGACCACATCCGCGTTGCGCCACTGGAACGCCCCGAACACCTTGCCCATCGTCGTCTCGTTGGCGGGCGTGATCTGCCCCTGCAGCGTCGAGAGGTAGTAGTCGTAGAGGGCGTTGCCCAGTATCACGAGGTCCGGCTTGTCCTTGCCGCGCTCGGCCGAGGTGAACAGGCCGTTCAGGAGCCGCACCGAGGGCGGGGCCGCCGTGCCGGGGTTGAACAGCTGCGGGACGACATAGGCGCCGCCGCTCTGGTTGCGTTCGATGCCCCCGACCTTCGTTAAGGGCGTGGTCCCGACCGCCGTCAGCACGCCGCCGCCCGGCCAGGTCGGGGCGTTCCGCGAGGGCTGCGCGCCGCCGTCTGTTGTGTTCGCGCCGCCGCCGTTCACGTAGGTCCGGATGGAGCCGAGAACGTTCTGCGCCTCGCCGCCCGAGCCCGCCGCGCCTTCCGCAGCCCACAGCATCGCCTGGTAGGCCTCGTTGAACTTGGTGTTCTCGATCATCATCTCTTTCTGCACCAGGTTCAGCTTCTCGGTCAGCGACCCTTGCGCGTCCAGGTCGTACTCCCTCACGCCAAATTTCATCGCGAACTGCGCCGGTTTGTAGGAGGCCATCGTCGTGCCGCCGGTCTCTGTCGCCTCCGGCAAATCATTAAACGCCTCGGTCACGCCCTGCACCTGCGGGCCCGTCGCCACGGGATAGTAGAGCGGGGTGTTCCAGTTGTAGCCGGTGCCCCCCTTGACGTAGTTGCCCTTGTCGAAAATCCGGAGCAGCAGCGGATGGTGGGTCGAAAACGCGTCCGCCCAGTTCGTCTCCATCCACCGGTCGATGGTCATCATCGTCAAGTTGTCAAACTTCGCGTTCAGGCCTCCAACAGCCATGTCCGTACCTCCTACGGAACCGTGCTATCTCCGCCTGACAGCGCACTTCCTGACCATAAATCGCCCGTGTTGTCACTCGCCCCTATTTCACCGGGGCGGCCAGGCCGTTGCGGACCAGCGCCGCCGCGATCTGGCTGAAACTCTTTCCTTTCGCGTCGATCTTGGGTTCGCCCCCGCCCACACTGCGGGGCGTCCCCGGCACCGGCCGGCCCTTCGCCTTCGCCGCCTTCGCCGCTTCCTGCAGCACCGGCTTGTACAGCTCGTCCACCGCCTGCCACGGGTTTTTGCCCTGATTTATCGCGGCTCCCACTTTGTTCACATCGGGCATCGGCAGCTCGAAGTCGAGCATGTCCGCGATCACCCGCAGCTGCGCGAAGAGTGACGCCATCTCGAAGTTGGTCTGTGTCGCCTGCAGCGTGAGCGCCTGCGCCGCCTGGTGCGCCTCCTGCAGACGCCGCTCGCCGTGGATGAGGAAATCCTTGCGCTCCGCCACCGCCCGCTCCACCGGGGTCATCTCCTCCGGGTCCATCCCCTCGAACGGGTCCGGCTCGGCCACCTGGGCGCCGGCCCCGATAGCCGCCAGGTAGCGCGCCTGCGCAGCCGGGTCCAGCATCTGAAACCAGGCCGCCAGCTCCCCCGCCGGGTCGCGCTGGAACCGCGCATCGAACTGGTCCACCAGCTCCGCGCGCCCCCGGATTTTCTCGAACTCATCCTGCGAGGGCGGCGTCCACGCCTCGGCCGCCTCCTCCGCCTCTCCCCCGGTCGCCGCCTTCCGGGCGGGCTTCCCCGCCTCCGGGCTCTCCGGCTCCTCCCCCGCCAGGGCGCGCTCGGTCTCGTCCATCTCCTCGACCCGCGACGCCCGGTCCAGCTCGGCGGTCTCCACGGACGCCTCTTCGCCGGCCTCCTTCAGCACCGCCTCGGAAATCTTTGTCAGATCGTCGTCTGCCATCGCTGCCTAACCTCCACTCCCGTTCCTCGCTCCCGCCATCATTGCCACCGGCGCAGCCCCCATGCCGGGAGGCGGCCCTCCGCCCATCATGCCCGGAGGCGGACCTCCCATCATGCCCGGCGGCGGCCCCTGCGCGGGTGGGCCGGTCATGGGAACCGGCCCGCCCGACGACGCACCGTCCGCGGCGGATTGCGGAGCAGGCACGCCTGCGGCCTGCTGCGGCGGGGCGAAGTAGCGGCTCATGTCGCGCTTGCCCCGCGCGCGCAGGTAGTCTTCCACCAGCGCCTGCATGTTCAAACCGACCATCGGCGCGATAGGCGCGAGCAGCTGTATGTCCTGCGCCGCCGCCGCCGTCTCCAGCGCCGGGTCCTTGTAGGAGGTGGACTGCTCGACGGCCGTCACCTCCGTCACCGCCTCCACCGCCTGCAGGAGTATCTGCTCCTCCGGCGTCGTCGCCTGCGCGAACTTCGCCGTCATCGACAAAACCGCCGTCGCCAGCTCGTTCAGGAAATACTCGTACTCCAGCCGCTGCTGCGTGCCCCTGGCCCCCGACATCTGCGAGGTGGCGCCCACCTGCGTCGCGAACTTCGGGTCCTGGGTCACCACGCCGCGCATGTACTGGTTCACACCCTGCGCGGCGTCCATCGCCGCCTCCATGCGCCCCTCCGCGGTCATCACCGTGGGCGAGAGGTCCTCGGCCGGGACGCGCTTGATCGCGTCTTCGAGGTCCTTGCACTCCAGAAGCCCCTGCTCGCGCCCGTCCTCCAGCTCCTGTCGGCCCTTCGTGCTGAAGGCCGCCGCGTTGTAGAGCGTGAGCGTCCCGCCGTGCTGCGCCTGGTTGTTGATCACATCCGTGAGCCGGGTCCGCATCTCCGCGATCCCGCCGCAGATGTCCATGTCGCCCTGCGGGAACTCGGTCGTCGCGCGCGGGTCGTAGTCGCCCAGGAGGAACACCAGCGGGACCTTGCCGTACAGGTTCTCGGTCTTGGAGAGCAGCGTCTCCCCGTAGCGCACCGCCTCCGTCGTCTGGTCCCAGTAGACATCCAGCTCGATGCCCTGCGTGCGCTTGTAGTCGGCCCCCGCGCCCTCGTCCTCTTCCAGTCCCGGCCCCAGTTCGTCCGCCTTGTCGGGCCACTTCGCAAGCGCCTCGTCTCTTGGCATCGTGATGGTGCGCCCGGCGTACCGGAGGTCGTGCCACTCCGTCACGAACGGGTCCACGAACAAGTCGCTCAGGGACACATGCTCCAGCTCCGGACCCGTCTTCTCGTCCCACAGGTAGGCCAGGCAGCCCAGCCCGCTCACACACCGCTTGATCAAGGCCTTCTCGGTGAGCCGCTTCCACTTGCGCGAGGTCCAGAGCGACTGCAGGTAGAGCTTGACGATGAAGGCCGTCTCGGGCTGCTGGCTGTCCACGTACCAGTCGGGGTTGCCGAACGCGACGGCGGCCGCCTTCGTGTGGATGTTGGTCTGCAGGTAGGGCACGTCCCCGACCGCCTGGTCCAGCACGCCCAGGTTCGGGTCCTCGCTGTAGAGGCCGAAGCTCTGGCTGCCCTCCTGCGAGGGGTCCACGTAGCGCAGGCAGTTGGCACGGTCACGCGAGGCGTGCGATTCGATGGCCTCTTTGGCCGCCTCGATGCGCGAAATGATTTTCTGGTCGTCGGTCAGGGCCACAGTGTCACTTCTTCTTGCCCCTGCCGGACTTGCCGAGTACCGCGTTCGCCTTCGCCCGGATGGTGGCCGCCGCCCCCGGCGACAGGTTCCCCGCGTTCACCTGCTGGGTCGCCCTGGCCTTCGCATTGGCGGCGTGCGCTCTGTCGGGGATCGGATAGGCGCGCTTAGAGGGAAGGGCGAAGGTCGAAGTCGGCAGGGATTTGCGCTGTTTCGAGGTCAGTTTTGCCACCATGCACCTCCAGAAGACCAAAAAAAAGCCCGCCTCCCCTGCGGCATTTCGCAGGAGAAGCGGGCGGTGACGGAGTTATCGCGTCAGTTGCCGAACACTATTCGATTAGGACTTCGTGACGTGCAGGTTGCAGACCTGGGCGATCACGTCCGCGAGAAGGAGTAAAGCGCGGCGGAGACCGATCAGGAGCGTCCGCACGTACAATGGCATCTCAGTATTACTGCTCATGACTATTTTAGTCAGTCCGTACCATTCTTGTCAACTACCTTCCGATAATTTCTTCCGCTCGGCCCAGGCGGCTCGGTCCGTTTCGTACCTCTTCGCGTCCGCGCGGTCCATCTCCAGCTTGTCCTTATCGCTGTAGGTCTGGCCGTCCTTCAGCCACCAATACTTGTTATCCGCCCGGAGCCGATCCGGCTGCCCGATGACCTGGGGCATCGTGAAGAGCCGTCCCATCACCCCGTCGCAGATCGGGCATACGAACTCCGAGGGAGCCTGCCCGACCGGGAAGTTCTCATCGACCCGCCATCGGCACTCCCGGCACTCGTACAGATATTTTGCCATCACATCGGCCCCCCTGGAGAGAACCTGAGAAACTCCTGCGCCAGTCGCTTGACGGCTATCTCCCGAAACGGCGGCGCTTCACCTTTGCGGTTGCTGTACTCCCAGATAGGAATCGCCCGCCAGATACCCGGTCGGTTGTAGTAACGGCAGAAGTCCTTGCCCTTCTGGTAAGTCCAGTCGAAGCGCGGTTTCAGCTCTTGCGGATCACCCAACCAGTGAAGCGGCAGCACATACTGACAGTGCGGCTCCCCGCCCCATTCGATGACGCGCTGCGCCCGTGCGTAACAGGCTTCCACCGGCTCGTTGCCCACGAGGACATAGACCCGTTTCTTGCGCGCAGACACCTCTTTCAAGAGACTCATCATCCGATGCACGTCTTCGGTCTCGCTCGTCTCGTCGTAGGCAAAGCGCCAGGGGCCGCGTAGCACCGGCTTCCAACGCAAGTAGGTCTCAGCATCGAAGGAGCGCGGCTCGAAGCCGCTGTTGGCATCCAGCAGCGTGACACCCGTCTCCTGATAACGCCGGAGGATATGCTCCTGAAACTCCACGGGCAGCGCGGACAGGTTGTTGTCACACAGCACCGGCGCCGGCTGGAAGTCCGAGTAGAGCGTGAATGTTTTCCCCTCCATGCGCGGCACGATGCAGAAATAGCATCCGACCGGACAGCCACGGCTTGCGAAGGTCATGCGGTAATCCCCGCGCTGACGCTCGAACCTGTCGTCCACGCCGCGCTGCGCCGTCATCCCGGTTTCGCGCTTCCACCAGTGGTGGAGCATATACATTCCCGGCCCACCGCACCAGACGTCCGCATCCCCCTTCACACGCAGTGCGATCTGGCGTGCCAGGGGCGCGTGCCAGGAGAAGATGACCGACAGACACACCAGATCGTAGCCCAGGCAGAGCAGCGGTCCAGGGTCGCCACAGGAGAAGTCTACGCAGTGCCCCTCCTGACGCAGGTAGTCCGCGAGTTTTGCCGCGCCCAGGTTGTAGTGGCTGGCGGAGCAGTTGACTACCAGAGTGTTCACGCCGCCCTCGCCATCTCGTCCCAGTCGCTCGTTTCCGACTGCATGTGCTTCAAGCCTATCGTCTGACAGGCTATCGCTCTAATGCAGTCCAGATTGTGGTCCCCCGTCGCGTCGTCGAGGTCGCTCCCGACCTGGCCGCCGACCTTCGCGTGCTGGGCGTCGCGCATCTCCTGTATCAGCGCCCGGCAGCCGGGGTCCATCGTCATCTCGTTGTGGGCGAGCAGGTAGCGTATCAGCATCCAGCCGTCGAGCCGCCCCCACTTCCTCGCCGTCTGCGTGTTCAGGCCGTGCTTCTGCCAGATGCGCTTTGTCGTCTTGGTCACCTGCGCGCTCTCCGAGGGGATGCGGTGCCCCGTACTCCAGTCCGCGAACCGGCGCAACTCCGGGTTCAGTCCCTTGATCGTGCGCTCGATCTCCCGCACCTTCTTCGCCTGCTCGTCCAGCTCCAGCCGCCACGCCTTGTAGTCCTTGACGCAGTGCAGGTGCAGGCCGCCGTCCACGTCCTCCCACTTCGCCGCCCACACCACCGCGAAGGGATCGGGATAGTAGCCCGCGTCCAGGTGCGCGAACCACTGCGCCCAGTAGGGGACCTCGATGTGGCGCACGTGCCGCCCGCCCGGCTTGCTGTCGAACGCGAAAAACGAGGTCGGCGAGGCGTTCCAGTTCCCTTCGAGCCACTGTTCGATGATCCAGGGCTGGTCCCGGTACTCGTCCCGAAGCCGCGCCTTGAAGTTCGGGTCCGAGCGTAGGAATATCTGATTATCGTCCACGAACGCCTGGATAAAGACACTGCGCGGACGGCGCGACGCCTCCTCCACGAAGTCCTCCAGCACCCAGCCCGCCCCCGGCCCGCCGGGGTTGCAGGTGTAGAAGTCCTTCGTCACCGTCTCCGGCCAGTATTCGTTGGCGAGGCTGCCGTTCGTCCTGGTCACCACCTCTTTCGGAAAGTTCGTGGCCTCGTCCCAGAAGATGTCGAGGTACGGGTTCCCCATGTACCGGCGCACATGGTCGAGCGTCTTGCCGTACCCTAAAAAGAGCTTCGAGGGCGTGCGCCCCCGGCGGAACTGCGGGAACGTGAACACGGCGTCGTTGACGTTGTAGCTGCACTCCAGACCGCCCTGGCCCCACTCGTAGACCAGCTGGAGTATCTGCTCCTGATGATTGGCCTCCACCTCCGGCATCGTCTCGCGCATCAGGAGCCCGAACGAGCCGGGGAACGCCAGACGCCGGAACACACTTGCCGCCCGCCCCACATACGACTTTCCGCCCTTGCGGCTCCCGCCGTAGCAGATGTGGTCGATCCCGTTGTCGTGGAGCGCCTCCCAGAAAAGCGTCTGTTTTGGCTGCAGTCCAAAATCGATGTCCATCAGCGCTCAATCTCGCTCAGCGTAGACGAGCTGCGCTCGCCGCTTCGCTCCGCCACCGGCTCCCCCTCCCCGACCCGGTAGACCCGGAAGTTGAAGACCGGCGCGAACTCCTGCGGACCCTTCTCCTCGATAAGACCCGCCAACTGCGCGTAGAGCTTTCTCGCCTCCGCGTTGTCCTTCTGCAGCCCACGCTCCAGCGAGCGCGCGAACTCCACCTTGTCCACCACCCCCACCAGCGCGCGCGCCACCTGCGCCTTCTTTGCCTCCTCGGGCTCGTCCGACGCCTCGATCTCGTCCAGTTTCGCCTGCAGACGCGCCCAGCGCGCCTCGTCGGCTCGCCCGACAGTCCCCGCGCGGCCCGGCCGTTTCGCCCGCTCCATCTCCTCGCGCAAGACCGCGATCTCGCGCTTTATCCGCGTCTGATACACCTGCATCTGCTGGCGCAGGGCACGCCACTGCTTCCCCGCCGCATGGGGCACCAGCAGGCCAAACGTGTCGAGATGGTCCATCGGTATCCCGCAGAGGCTTGCCGCGTCGAACAGGGGCTCCTCCGCCTGCGTCGCTTCCGCATCGCTCATAGGTTGCCGCACTCCTCATTCAACCACAAAGGACACAAAGGACACGAAGACACACAAAGACACCCAAAATTCTTCTTCTTCTGCTTCTCTTTGTGTCCTTTGTGTCCTTTGTGGTTCAAATGTATCCTTTGTGGTTAAAATCCTCATCGCTTCTTCTGCGCCCGCTCGTGCGCCCGCTCCCGCCGCTGCACCGCCGAGAGGACCTTCTGCTCCGGGGCCGCGGGGCGCATCTGCGGCAGCCCGAAGATGCTCCCGGCCAGGTTCGCCCCCCGCAGCCAGGGCGACTTCGGCAGGTTGTAGCCCTCCCCGGTCACGCTCTCCCCGAACGCCCTCGCGAGCGGGTTCGCCGATTCCAGGAGCGAGAGCAGGCGCTGCGGGTTCGAGTAGTTGAGCCTGGCCGTGGGCGTCTCCGTCGTAATCGAGGGCGGAAGGATGCGCTCGCCCGCGCGCACGTTCGGGAACAGGCCGAAGAGCTGCTCCCCGAAACTCGCCCCCGGACCCGAGAAACCCGGCTGCAGGAGTGCCTGGTTCGCCACCTCGCCCCCCAGGTTGACGCCCGCCTGCAGCGCGCCCTGCTTCGAGGACTTCGCCTGCATCAGCTCTCTGATCCAGGCTTCCGCATACGCCTCCGGCCGGTCGAGAAACCCCGTGGAGACCCGCACCTGCGTCCCGTCGCTGTCGTGTATCGGGAGCGGCACGTCGTCAGGGCGCGCCCCCGCCACCTCCCACGGCCAGCGGTGCTTGTCGTCGCCGAGTTTGAAGAGCGCCGAGTGCAGCACGAGGGAGCCGACCAGGCCCGCCACGTAGGCGCGCGGGCCGAGCTGGTACGAGACCGCCCGGTTCTTCACCCCCGTCTGCCAGAACGTGCCGAGCCCCACGCCCCGCAAGGCCTTCCCGAGCGTGGACCCTTGCGTGCGCCCGTGGGTGTTCAGCATCCGCAGGGCGTCGCGGGTCATCATCCGCCCCGCCTGCGTCTCCAGCGCGCCGTTTGACTTGTAGTGGTCGTAGATGGCGGTGATGGCGTTCGCGATAAGTCCGTTCTCGCCGTGCAGGAAGCGCGAGCCGGTTTTCAGGAGCCCCGGCGAGGAGACCGGGAACTCCGGGGGGAGCGCCCCGACCCGCGAGCCGAACCGCAGCGCCTCCAGCCGCTCCGCCGGCGTGAAGACCCTGGCGCCGGGGAACCGCTTCCCGAGGGCGCCGAGCGCGCCTCGGGCCGCCGCCCCGACCGGACCCTTCGCCCCGGCGAGCGGACGCGAGAGCGCCAGGAACTCCTGCGCGACGCTCCGGCCAATCATCGCCGCGTTCGCCACGTCTGAGCGCAGGCCCGTCTGCTGGTCCAGGCTCATGGCCCTGGCCGCGCGGCTCCCCTGCGCCGAGCCGTGCAGGATGCTGTCGGCGATGCCGCCCACGAACAGGTTGATCATCTTGCCCACATGGTTGCTGGCCCAGCGGTCCAGCGCGTCCGGGGCGTTGTCGGAGAGGAGCGGCCGGAGATGGTTCCAGACCCGGTTCGGCGTCGCCACCGTCGTCGGCAGCGTCGGGTCGATGACCCCCTTCCCGTACTGGAACTTCGCGCGTCCCTGCAGCGGGAAAACCCTGGCCTCCTCCCACTCGCCCCTCTTGTTCTTCACCTGCCACTGCGGGCGCGCGTGACCCATCTCGTCTTTCACCGCCACCTTGCGGACGAACGCGTTGTTCGGCACGGTCTCCGTCACGGGGTCGCCGTTGCCGTCCGTCACCGGGTTTCCGGCCTCGTCGAGCTTCGGCTGCTGCACGGTCGTCGGGTGCAGCGCGCCGTCGTCGAGCATCTGCTGGTACATGGCCCGGCGCGTCGCCCGCGAGTAGTTCTTCCGCAGGCGCCCCGTCACCGCCTCGTCGTAGTCCTTCAGGTAGTCCCCGGCCTGCCCCGTAAACTGTTCGCTCCCGGCCGCCCGTGCGATCTCGGGGCGTCCCGGCACGGTCCCCGGCGTCGAGACCGGAAGCGCCTCCTCCCCGCCCTCGATGTCCGGCGTCGCTTCCGCCGCCACCTTCGGCAGCCACAGGTCGCCGTGCGTGCCCCGTAACCCGAGCGTCTTGCCGCCCGCCGCCCGGTAACTCTTCTCCAGTTCGGGCTCCACCAGCTCCTTATGCAGCCGGTTCGCCTCCACCACGTTCGGGCGCTCCATGAAGTCCCTGATGGCGTTCTCGGTCAGAATACGCTTTTTGCCCTCGAACTGGTAGGAGAGCGGGTCGCGGTAGTTCCCGTCCGGCCCCTTCCTCTCCAGGGCGATATTCTCCTTATCGCGCTGCATCGCCCGCATCCCCGCCGCGTGCGCCCGGCCCGCCTTCGAAAGCTCCTCGATCTGCGCGTCGAGTTCTCTTAGGGGCGCGTTCGCCTTGCGGACCCCGACCCCGGCCGCGATGTCGCGCCTCGTCTTTGTCTCCGCCCTTCCCCGCGCGTTGCGTAAGACACGCGCCTGCTCCTTCAGGTCCAGCGCCCGCTTCTCGCCCTTCGCGATCTCGCCCGTGAGCCGCGCGCGCTCGGCGATCATCGCGTCCCCGATATGCGCGGTCTGGAACGCCGCTTTCTCCCGTGCCGAGAGCCCCTCGGTGACTTTTGGTATAACGAGGTGCGCCAGCAGGTCCACCTCCTTCTGGTTCGTGTCGTGCCGGAGGATGGCCGCCTCGGAGACCGGGAACTCCCGGCGCGTCTGCGAGGTGTCCCCGTAGTAGAAGTGGCCGAAGCGCCCGAGCAGCTGGTCGCGCAGCTCCTTCGTCGCCCCGAAACGCGCTCTGGCCGCCTTCAACTGTTCCGCGATGGCCCGCGCCGATTCCAGCGCCTGCTTCGGGGTGACGCCCGAGCCGAACTCCACGATGTTGCGGGGCCGATACCCCGGCGGGAACCGCTCCGGAAACTGCTCCGACAGGCTCTTCATCCCCTCCGGGCCGAGCAGCGTCTCCAGCCCGCTGAGAGCGCCCTCCGAGAGCGGTTTCCCCGGCGCGATCTCCTTCATCAGACGCGCCGGCAGCGCCCCCTTCAGGGTGTGGTCCGCCTCCGCCACCAGGCGCGCGATCTCAGACGCGCCGGCCCCCGGATTGCGCTCCTTCATAAACTCCCCGTAGAGGCGCGCGCGCTCCGCGGCGAAGGCGTCCTCGAAACTCAGAGGCCCGGCGACCTTGCCTTCGGGCGTGCCTTCGGACGGGGCGGTTCCCTCCTGTCCCAGATGCTCGGAAACCAATCGGTTGAGCGCCTCCCGATTGAAGGTCGGCAGGTTCTTATACCCGGCACGGTTCAAAACGCCTGCCAGTTCGTCCGCCATCCGCATAGTCCCCCGGATGGCGGACGCGTTGCTCCTCCTGGCGGCCTCGGTCGCAAAACGGTCCCCGATGGTGGCCGCCTTCACACCCAGGCCGCGCACGATGTTGTCGTACTCTTTGCGCCACTGTCCGGCATTTTCGCTAGTGACCTCTATGGTCGTATCGCCCCGCTTGAAAGTCCCGTACGAGGTTGGCGTACTCAGATTTTGCGCTTCGGGCGTGCCTTCGGTCGTGCGGGCAGCGGCCCCGGCAGCGGCCCCGGCCTCTGTACCGGCGGTCTCGACGGCAGCTGCAGCGGGGACGGACCCGGAAACGGGGGGAGCGCCTGATTCGGCGGACCTGCCGGCGGCACGGGCGGCGGCGGAGCCAGCGGACGCTTCTGTGGACGCGCCTGCCTCGGCGGCCGCGCCTGCAGTTGTATCGGCGGCTGCGGCGGCGGTTCCCCTAGCGCCTGCGCCCGGCGGAACGCCGCCAGGCGGCGCACCAGCGCCTTCACCACCTCCGGGCGGGTTCGCACCCGCTCCTGCTGCATCACCGGCAAAGTCGAGCCCTCCGGTCGCGTTTTCGTTCTTGGCTTCATTTCTCTCCAGGTAGGTACGGGCGGCCTTAAGGACCTCGCCCTTTGTGGGTATCGCCTTGCCGCTGAACAGCTCCGTCTGGTTCGGGTCGCCCAGGCTCGTCACCGTATCCGCGTAGTTCGAGAGCAGCTGCGTAATCGACTTACTCTTGCTCTTGTAGGTCTCAAAGAGGCGCAGCAGCTCCTGCGCCTCCGGCCCGAACGTGTCGTCGAAGACGGAGAGCTGCTCCAGGTGCTTCTCCACCGGCACGCCCCGGTCCCGCAGGTAGGAGAGGCGCTTGGCGGCCTCCGCCACCTCCGGGGTGATGTCGAGCGGGTAGAGGTTGCCCTGCTCCACGCCCCGGCGCAGCTTCGCCATCTCCGGCGCGGCCGCCTCCAGCGCGTTGCCGACGTTCTTGATATTGTTGTCCGGGTTCTCTATCAGTTTCTGTAAGAGGTCCGCATCCCCGTAGGCCGCCCCCAGGATGCCGCGGCGTATCCGCTGCGCCCCCTGCGTACTGAGGCTGCCGTCGTCCATCTGCATGTCGCCCCGCTCCGCCTCCGGCACGCTGTCCATGTAGCCGCGCACGAACGGCAGGTTCGCCTGCGAGTGTATCCCCTTTTCCGCGTCGTACATGTCGAGCAGGCCGCTGTCCGTGAGCCGCCTGGCGTCCCCCCGCGCCGTCTCCGGCGCGCTCATGCGCGAGACCGTCGGCCGACCCATCTCCTCCGCGAGACCGGCGCGCTCCGCTGGAGCCAGTTCGCCCTGCCGCACCCGCACCAGCGTCGGGTTCTTCATCGCCTCCACCGCGTTCCGGTCCAGTCCGAAGTCTGCGGCGTGTTCCACCAGGTAGCGCCGGTACTCCTCTGCGCCCGGCAGCGCGTTGTCGTAGGCGTGTCTTACCGCCAGCGCCCTGCCGTTCCCGCTCTCCACCATCACGTCCGGGCCGGTGACCGGAGCGCCCTCCGCCGTTGTCGCCGACCCGGCCAGCCGCTCCGGCTGCAGCTGCGTCGCGATCTGGGACACCTGCGCGAACGAGGCCACCCGGCTTCTGTCTCTGGGCTGCAGCGCCGGGTCGTAGTCCGGATTGACGCCTCCGCCCACGTTGTGCGAGGTGACCAGTTCGTCTGCCGGAACCACCGCCCACCGGAACCTGACCGGCGTGTTCGCGGGCGTGAACGTCGTCTCCTCCTTGCCGATCAGACCCGGCGCAAACTCCCTCGGCGGCAGTTCCGGCCTCGGGGCGACAGGCGCAGGCGGGACCGGCGTAGGAGGAACCGGCGTCGGCGGCTCAGGAGTGACCTGCGCGGGCGGTTCCGCCGAGGGTGGCTCTGTGATGCGAAAGCGATTGTTCAGTTCCTGCTGGGCGGTCTCCATCGCGTTGTGCGCGAACGCCCCGAGGCCCGTCTTCGGCAGCGGCGGCATCACCACGCCCACCTGCCCCGTCGCCTCGCGCGCCGCCTCGTAGTTGCGGCGCATCAGGTTGCTGCCCGGCTTCTGGCCCGATTCAAACGCCCCGCGCAACAGGTCGAGCGTGTCGTGGGCGTTCTGCACCTGGGCGTGGCGCGTGCTGCCCGCCACCACGTCCTCCGGAGCCGAGGGAGGCGGAGCCGGCGTCTCGAACGAGACCGGCGGTGCGGAAGGAGACGTCGGAGCGGTCTCCACAGGAGCAACGCCACCGCCCGGTTCGCCCCCGCCCGGAGGCGTGATGCCCCGCTGCGGCAGGGTCGGTTTCCCGAGGTCCACGCCCTGCTGCCGGAGCGCCACCGTGCGTCCCACCGCCTGCTCCTGCAGACGCTGCATCACCTCTGCCGCGCGCTCTCGCTCCGCCTGGTCCGCCGCCTCCTTTGCCTGCCTGGCCTGCTCCTGGCGGTAGCCCTCGCCCCGCGCGTTCAACTCCTCAAACACGGACGGGACACCCGGCGGTTCCCCCGGAGCGCCGCCCGTCTCCGGAAAGCCCATCGGCTGACGCAGGAAGGGCGTCTGCGGCGCGAGCATCGAGGAGCGCGGAATAAACCCGGCCGGCCTTCCCATCGGCGGCGGCCTGCGTCCGGGCGCACCCGTCAGGTCCGGCAGCGGCGGCTCAAAGAGCGGCTCGAAAAGCTGTCTCTGCAGGAGCGCCTCCTGCTCCGGCGTCCGAAACCCCGGCCGCACGTCGCCCGGAACCGGGATCGTCTCCTGCCCGTAGACCGTCGGCGGACGGGAGAGGCCCGGCTCCACGCCCCCCGGTCCCGCCGTGAAGCCCCGTGGAGCCGGCGGCAGGGCGAGCGGCGGCAGGGGCGGTCCCTGCTGCGGCATCGGTCCCGGCCTCGGCAGGGGAGGTTCGGTCGGCGCGGGAGGGAGCAGACCCCGGATCGTGGCGTCGTGGGGCAGCGTCGGCTCCGCATCCGTGAGCGTGCCCGAAATCGGCAGCCCCCGCGTGCGCTCCAGATACCGCGCCTGCTGCACCCCCGGCGAACGCGCGTACAACTCCCCGGCAGCGCCCGCGCCCGCGAAAGCCAGCGGAACCGTCGCCTCGCCCGCGTAAGCCCCCGGATCGCGCCTCAACAGGTCCAGGTTCGACAGATGCTGCCCCGCGCCCACCGCGCCCTGCGCCAGAAACAGTTTCCCCAGCAGCCCCTCCACTCCCAGCGCCGGGCCGACGAACGGCGCGGCGGCGATGGTCGCCAGGGTCTCCTTCGACAGCCCCTCGCTAACCCCGCGCGCCAGACCGCCGGTGTATCCCGTCCCCTCCTGAAGCGACTGCGCGTACTGCTGCGGCGTGAACCCCAGCGCCGGCCCCGCCACCGCGCCCACCACATCCGCATAGGCCGGGTACTTCTGCTGCAGCGCCGCCAGATGCGCCTGCTGCGCGCGCCGCATCCAGTCCGGCTTCGGTCCTAACGCAACCTCCTCCTGCTGCCGGCGCAGGCGCTCTCGCACCGGGTCTGCACTCCCCGGCCCGACGCCCAGCTGCCGCTGCAGATACGGTATCTGCGCCTGCTCCGCGTCCTCCTGCGTCGCCTGAACCGCCTGCTGTCCCGTCACCGCTGTATGGATGCCCTGCGTGCGGGCCGCCATCGGGCTGATGCCGAGCGCCTGGGCCGCCCGCGCCGTCTGCACGTCCGACTGGAACGGACCCTGCAGGGGTGCGCCCGTCAGCGCCGGATGCTCTCCCGCCGCCCGCAAGGCCCTGCGCTTCGCCTGCAGGACCGGCGAGGTCGTCAGGAGCTGCTTGCGGTTCTGAGCGGCCCACTGCCGCACATCGTCGTCGGTCGCCCCCTCCGGCGCGTTGATGGTCAGGTCGAGGTCGCTGAGATAGACGTCCGGCATACTACCCGCCTCCCGTCAGACCGCTGTTCACGCTGCGCGTTCCCTGACCCGGCTTGCCCGCCTTCACGCCCCAGCCCGGCGCATGGCCGCGCCCGTTCACATTCCCGCCCGGCGTCTGCGGCGTGTTACGCCCCTTCCGGTAGTTCTCACGCGCCGTCGAAAGAGCCGCCCGCGCCGCCTCCGCATCCCGCTTCGCGTTCAAAAACGCGGAGTTGCCGTAGATGAAATTGTTCATCTTCGTCCGGTCATTCGGGTCGCCCCCACTCGACAGATAACTCGCCGTCAGCTGCCGCACCAGCGTATCCTGCGCGGCCGCCTTGCGGTTGTACGCGGCATAGGTCGTTATCACATCCGGGTCGTGCGCCTCCGCCTGCGAGAGCGACCTCTCCAGCTTCGACGCCGTCAACTGCCGCTGCAGTCCGCCCGCCGCGCCCAGTCCCGCGGGAACGCTCACGTCCGGACCCATCACCTCCTGAATCTCGTCCTTGCTGAGCCCCATGTTCGCCAGCTGGATCGGAAGATGAATCTTCTGATACGGCGTCAGAGGCTTCGTCCTGCCGTCCGCGCCGGTCCGCATCGCCGCGATCTGCTGCTGAATCTGCCCCCGCCACTGCGCCCGCCGGTCCAGACCTTCCTGCCCGGCCGCGAAGCGCCGGTCAATCGCGCCCTGCGTCGTATCGACAATTCCCTCCCGGCTCGCCCGGTTTGCATCGCCCTGCGCCGCCGCCGCATTGAGACGGGCCGACTGGAGCAGGTAGCGGTTGTAGGGCGAATACTGCTGCTCCCACTGACGCTCCGCCTCCTTGAACGTGTCGCCCTTCAGCGCCATAAGACCCTCAATGTCCGCCTGCGTACTCCGCGCCAGGAGCCGGTTCTGCTCCGTCTGGTCGAGCCCCGGATAGGCCCCGAGAAGCGAACCCGCCCTCGTCTGCTGGCCCGCGATGTCGGCCCGCTGCCGAAGGTCCGCCTCCTGCGCCCCCGCCCCGGCCCGCGCCGCCTCCTGCGCGCCCTGAAAGTTAAACAGGCCCGCCTGGTTCTGCTGGTTCACCTGCCGCAAGGCGTCGTCGTAAGTGATGTCGGCCTGACCCTGCAGCATCTGCTGGCGCTGCAAATCCTCGAAGTGCTGCTGCTGGCGCTGCCTGAGCGCCGCCTCCAGGGGCACCGCGTTAATCGCCCCCGCGTGAACCGGCGAGATAAACCCGCCGATACCCGCCAGTATCTGCGAGAGCGGGTCCACGCGCACCTGTGGCATGTCGGGGAGCGGCACGATCGGATGCGACGGGAGCGCCTCGGGCGTGTAGGGCGTGTAGTTGTAGCGCGGGTCCTGCGGGTTGTAGGCCGGGAGCTTCGCGAGGTACTCCTTCAGCCCGGCCTGCGTCGCCGCACCTTCGGCCTCCTGCGGCGCATACGGGTGCGTCGCCCTGATCTCGTCCCGTCGCGCCAGCGAGAGCGCGTCCTGGTCGGCCGTGTAGTCCGGAGGCGTCGGCGGGGGCGGAGGCGGCGGCAGTTCCCCGATCCCCATCGCGGTCGGCTTCACGGCCGCTCTTGTCGGCTGCACCTTCGGCCCCCACGGGCTCGTCAGCCCCTGCGGAAGCAGGAGCGCGCTCCCCGGCATGTTCCACGACGTTTGACCGCCCTGGCCCGCGCTTGAGAGAATGCGGTTCACATAGTCCGTCACCCCCGGTATCTTCGACCCTTGCGCGTAGGGCTTGCCCGAGTTGTAGTAGGAGAGCCAGTCGCGCGGGTCGTTACCGAACTTCGAGCGCCCCTGCGCCAGATACTTCGCCGCGCCCATGATGTTCTGGCGCGGGTCGTACCGGTTCGTCACCCCGAGTTCCTGCGCCGTGCGGGGCATCAGTTGGCCGAGGCCGACCGCGCCTGTTCGCGACACGTCGTTGGGGTTGCCGCCACTCTCCCACCGGATGACACTGTGCAGGAAGCCCCGCGGCAGATTGTACTGCTGCTCCGCCTCGTCTATGATCGGCGTGTAGTCAGGCATCGGTTAGCCCCTTCCGTAGTTCGGGGTCGCGTAGGAGGACCCGCCGCCAAACCACTGCGCGCGCTGCCTCTCTGCCTCCAGCTCCGCCGGAGACCTTCCCGTAAAGGTTCCCGTCCCGAGTGGCAGCTGGTAGGGCCGCTGGAACCCCAGCGCGCCTCCCCCCTCCGATTGTTGTATCACCGGCAGGTAGGGACTGGTAATGTGCTGCAGGGTAGGCGAGGCCGGCTGAAACGTCTGCATAGCGGCCTGCGCCGTGCTGCCCGTCCCGTAACTTCCCAGGTTTCCGACCCCGTAACGCAGCGCGTTCCCCGGCAGGTTCTGCGCCTGGTTCACCGTCCCTTGCTGCACCGGCAGCGTCGCCCGGTACGCGTTGGCGCCGGATCGCGCCAGGTTCGCCTGCGAGAGCGCCCCGAGGAAACTCTGCAGCCCCCCCGTCGCCGTGCTGATGTCGTTGTAGGACTGACCCACGTTCTGCCCGGCCACCCCCAGCTGCATGTTCGCCAGGTTCTGCTGCTGCTGGGCGTGCATCTGCGCCGCCGCCTGGTAGTTGCGGCTCGCCAGGTCCGTCAGGTTCGAGCCGATCTCACGCTGGCCGAGCGCCAGCGCCCCTCCCACCGCCGACGGATTGTAGACGCCCCCGGCCGCCAGGTTCGCCCCCATCGACGATCCCAACGCCCGCAGGGCATCCGCCCCCTGACCGGACGCCGCCATCAGCCCCTGCCCCCCCGAGGAGAGCGCCTGCTGGTACGCCGTGTCCGACGCCCTGCCGTAGTTCGCCAGAGCCGCCTGCTGCGCGGCCTGCGCCTGCCGACGCTCGTTCTCCGCCGTCAGCGCCCCGTACAGGCTGCCCACGCCTCCGACCACGCCACCCAATATGTCCAGAAAGCTCATGCTGCACCTCGCTTATCCACACTGCCTGCCCCGTGAAACTACCGGCGCCCCTGTGCCTTTGCACCCTGCCCACCTGTCTACCCAGCACAACAAGTGGACGGGCTGCGGGTCGGGATAACGGCGAGACTTTTCCCCCGACCATCGCCTGAACGCGGGGCAACGCGCTCGCCACTCCGTGCAGTCCTTGCCCTGGACGCCGCAGCCCATTCCACACCAGTATATTCTTTCGTTTAATTCCTGTCAATCCTGCCCCGCCTTCCTCCCCCCTTTCTCTTTTTTTCTTCGCATAGAGCGAGCGTCACGACTTCGGCGGCCACTGCCAGATGCGCTTGCTGCGCCCCCGTCTCCCACTGCGGGCATCCGACCCGCTCCGACTGGCCCCCACACACTGCCATCCGTCAAACCGATACGTGTTGCCACTGTGCAAGTTGGCATCCTGATACGAGATGGCGTACTCGAAGGGCATCTCCGGAAAGACAAACTCCCGCCACAATCGCAGCGCCACACGACACAGACCCGGACGGCAAGCGCAGAGCCGGGACAACTCGCACGCGCTCTCCCGCGTCAGATACTCCATCCCTGGACCCAACTGAGGCGTTATCAGACGGCTCGCCACCGTCACCGCCATCGGTTCGTCCCCATGCCGCAACACGTGACACCACTCCGCCTGCCCGAAGCACGGCCGGTTCAGCGCGCCCATCCGGTGCCCCCACTGCACCAGCAACTCGTTCGCCTCCGGCAGACAGATGCTCTCGAAGGTTACCAGCGGAAACAGTCCCACCCCTCCCTCCTCTCTCACTCCCCACCTCATTATGTCCTTTTTTTCTTGGCATAGAGCGAACGGTTGTAGCAAACTTTTCCGGCAACCGGGCTACCCCCCCCCGGCCCCCCGGCAGCCAGGCCCGGCCAGCGTGCGAGGCCGGCAAGAATACCAGGCTCGGCCAGGGCGGCAGGCCGACGGCTCGACAGGCTGACGGCCCCCTCCCCGAACTCTTGATAATGGGGATTATAGAGAGTTCCCCCCTCGTCAGAAGGGCGGGAAGCATTATCAGGAGCGAGCGCGTGGGCGTCCGCCTTGCGCCAGCGCGGAGGAGCAAGAGAGACGCCGGACGGTCTAAGCCGCTTGCTCTAGACCGTACGGACGTGGACGCCATAAGAGGACGGGCGTACGCGCGCGCCCGTGTGTGTGTGAGGGCAAACCACGCGGCTAGGGCAGACCTCGGGGAAAACTATTTTCCGGGGTGGGGAACTATCCGGTCATTCCATCTGTATTAGGCTATATCCGTATTCCAATACGGAATACAGCGACGAGAGGGGAATG